CAGCTGCGTCTGCAATTAACGGAACCGCTAACAGGTTTCAGTATGCAGTAACTAGCAGCACTACAACAATCACAGGGGCTGATGCCAACTCAAACACTCTCGCATACGATGCTGGATTTGTTGACGTTTTTTTGAACGGCATAAAGATGGTAAATGGCGTAGACGTAACTGTAACGTCAGGCACCAGTGTAGTATTTGCTAGTGCTATAGGTGTTAGCGGTACAGACCGTGTAGACATCATTGCCTATGGTACATTTACCCTGGCTAACTTTTCTATTGCTGACGCAAACGATGTAGTTACTACAGGGGTTAGCGATGGCGATGCTTTAATTTATTCTTCAGCTAACAATAGATTTCAACCAGGCGCAGCAAGCAGCGCAGAGGTTTATGGGTTCGTCCTATCAGACAGTAACAGTGACAACATAGCAGATAAGCTGCAAGTCACTACGACTAACGGTGGGGCAGATAATATAACAAGCAGTACATATGCAGCATTTGACGATGTTGTGTACGCAGCAACAGGTTTCACTTGGTCACTCAATGCTAGTGGTCATTTGATAGCAACGATATAAGGAGGTAACAGTGGCTACAGTAGACCTAGGAAAAATATCCTTTGTAAATAAAGGAACCTATGATGCAAGTACGACATACGAAGAAAGGGATGTTGTTCAATTCACAGATGGCGCACTGTCATCATATGTTTATATAAACGCAACACCAGCGTCAGGGCAAACACCATCAACTGGAGGAACGGTTAACTCTTCTCACTGGTCAATTTTTGCTGGCGGTGTTTCTTTAGCAGTAGGTAATAATAAAGTAGTTACAACAGATGGCTCTGGAACCGTAGGAGGTTTATCTATTGGTTCAACAGGACAAGTTTTAAAAGTTACTGGCACAAACACATTAGGCTTTGCAGCTGCGTCTGCTGGGCTTCAATCAATACAAACATTTACATCAAGTGGAACCTATACAAAACCGTCAGGTATAACAAAAGTAAAAGTAATTGTTACAGCTGGTGGAGGCTCTGGAGGGGCAAATAATACAGCTGATGATGTCGCATCTGGGGGCGGTGCAGGAGGCACGGCAATCGAGGTTATAGATGTTAGTTCTGTATCTACTGTCACAGTTACTGTTGGTTCTGGAGGAGCGCAAGTTAGTGGTGCAAGTCATGGAAATGCTGGTGGGTCATCATCTTTTGGTAGCTATTGTTCAGCAACTGGAGGCGGTGGTGGTAGAGAAGGGAACAGTGGAGGAGTTTATGGAGGCGCTGGAGGTTCTGCAACTGGTGGAAATATAAATATTGAAGGTGGTGACGGAATAAACGGTCAAGATAACATATACACTAGCTCATACGAAAGTTCATTTGGTAATGGTGGTAGTTCATTTTGGGGCGGTGGCGGTAGAGGAGCCACACACAACAATGGCGCACAGGCTGGAAAAGCGTATGGCTCTGGCGGTGGTGGTTCAAACGCACTATCAAATACCAATGGTGCCGCTGGTCAAGGTGGCATTGTAGTAGTGGAGGAGTACGCATAATGAAAGCACTTATATTAAATGGAAAAGTAGTAGACCTAGCAGAAAAAGAATTTGAGGTACACGAAAGCATGACTTGGGTTGATGCTACCGATGCGGCAGAGATTGGCGGCACATGGGATGGCACAAACTTTGGGCCAGAAGATACAAGAACAGATGAAGAAAAAGCAGCAGATGCTTTGACAAGGTTGCGTTCAGAAAGAAATAAAAAATTGGAAGCGACAGACTATCTTGCTTTGTCTGACCAAACTTTAACAACAGAGATGTCTACATATAGGCAGGCACTAAGAGATATCACAAACACATATCAGTCTATGGACGATGATGGGTTTGCATGGCCTACTAAACCAGGAGAATAATTATGGCGACTAAAGCAAGGATTATAGCAGACATAGTAAGTGACTTAGCTAACAACCAATCAAAAGCTATTGTCGTAAACTCTTCTGGTAATGACCTTGTGTACGGTGTGGCTGGCGGTGAAATATCTGAACCAACTGATGCATATAAAAATTTCAATACGGTGTCTGCTAACCAAACACTAACCATGGCTACTGATAAAAACTATTTTTTACAGGGGCCAATAACAGTCAACAACAATGTTACCTGGACAGTTAATGGCACAGGCACATTGGTTATAATGTAAAGGAGGAATGATATGGCTAGTAAAATAAAAGTAGACCAGATTGAAGGAAGCACAGGTTCATCTATAACTATTCCTACTGGTCAAACATTAACAATAACAGACGGCATAGCAGCCTCAACTATTGCAAGCGGAACCCTAGCAAGTGCTAGGTTGCCAACCGTACCAGTATCTAAAGGAGGTACTGGGCTAACGTCATTGGGGTCAGCTGGTCAGGTAGTCCAGGTTGCTAGTGGCGGTTCGACTTTAGAGTTTGCAACACCTTCAAGTGGAACAGTAAAACAAATAGTGCAATCAACTGGAACAACAGTCTTGAATTCATCATCATCAACATTTGTTGCAACCCCACAAACGATTACGATAACGCCAACTAGCGCAAGCAGTAAAATTGTTATTCAAATGGTTAACGCTATTTGGTCAACCTCAAGTCAATATTTTCACTTAGAAATTAGAGCCTCTGGAGGGGCGACTGGTGTCATATCGTCTTGGGGTGATTGGTATACAGGTTATTATGGAAATACACCAATCCCTGGATATCACATAAACCACAACACAACTAGCGCAATTACTTATACACTGTTTGCAAGAGGTGATGGTGCTTCTTGGTACGCACCAAACAACAATAACGATAGTGATATTGACAATAGATATATGAGTTTTGCATGGGAGGTAGAATAATATGGCTAACTTAACTAAAGACCAATGCGAGGCTTTGCGAAGGTTAAAGTCAAATGTAGTCACAATCTTAGGCGATGAAGCTACAGATGCTGACGGAAACGTAATATCTTATGACCTAGATGCTGTGAATGCAGAGGTGGCTGCTAAGGCGTATCAAGGTCAAAGGGAAAAAGAATACCCAAGCATTGCAGACCAACTAGATATGCAATACTGGGATGCTGTTAACGGAACAACAACCTGGAAAGATGCCATTGCGAAAGTAAAATCAGACAATCCAAAAGAGTAAACGATGAGGAGGTGGATTAGAAAAATGGTTATGAGTTTATTGAAACTAAACCCACACTTAGCCAAAGGTAAGAAGGTAGAGAAGAAACCTACTGAAGATAAACCTAAAGCTAAGAAGAGGGGCAGACCTAAGAAGGTTAAGAAATAGGGGATGATGATTGCTAGAGTATGTTGCAGCAGCCAATGCTGCTTATTCAGTTATAAAACAATTTGTCAGCAATGGTAGGGAACTCAGTGACTGCGCTTCTCACATTGCTAAATTTGTTGATAACAAAGATGCTCTTGCAGCTGCTCACAATAAAAGAAAGAACAGTATCTGGTCAACATTTACTGGGAAACAGGAAAACGATTTAGAAACATTTATGCACCTTGAAGGGATAAGACAGAAAGAAGAAGAACTAAAACAAATGATGATATACCTGGGTAGACCAGGATTACATCAGGACTATGTAAGGTTCTGTGTTGAGGCAAGAAAGAAAAGACAACAGGATGCTAAAGACAGAGCAAGAAAGATTGAAGAGTTAAAAGAAAACATAGGCGTAGCTGCTCTATGGTTTCTGGGATTTGCTGCATTAGCATTCGTTGTATTCGTAGTAGTATACGGTATGCAAAGAAGAGGAATGCTATGATGGTAGGTAAGATATTAGAAGCATCAAAGAAACACCAGGTGCTTCCTAGGGCCATGATGATAATTATGACTTATCAATATTTCGTGGTGACTAATTGGTTTATGTCATTAGAAAACCCTAGCAACAGCCAGGCTGCTCTTGTCAGTGTAGTGACAGGTGCAATGACTGGTGCCTTTGGATTATGGCTAGGGGCAGAAGGAAAGCACACTATAACCAATGACAAAGCCGACACGATTAAATGAGAACTCTGAGGTTGCACTCCCTCTTAGGAATATTATTAGCATGGTAGCAGCAGCTAGTGTAGCAACCTGGGCATACTTTGGGATTGTCGAGAGGCTTAACACACTGTCTACAAATCAAACCATGATGCAGGCAGATGTAGAACAGAATACAGAGTTTCGTATTAAATGGCCCAGGGGTGAGATGGGTTCACTGCCAGCTGATAGCGAACAGTTTATGTTGATTGAACACCTGGCAAAAGAATTAGAAAAGTTACAAGAGCAAATAGAAAGTGGGCAGGCACCATTTGACCAGCAACAAAAATTAACCCTAGAGTTTTATGAAAAACGTATTAATGATTTAGAGGACAGAATAGAAAAACTAAGGTCTAACGGATACGGTGATATTAAATGATAGAAGCGGTGTTTGTATTGCTATTATGGACAGCTGGCGGTGACCAGCCTTTAGAATATACACCATATGAAAAGTTATCTGAGTGTTTATCTACTAAGCGCAAGATAAAACAAAACACTAGCGGTGGTGTAGACTTTGATAACCAGTGGCAGTGTAAAGAAATAAAGGTGCAGATGGAACAACACAGTGATGGCACCTGGCATATTATTAAATTAATGGAGGATGTATCACGATGATGAACTTACTAGGAAATTTAGTAGGCCCAGTTACAGGGCTGCTTGATAAATTTATTGAGGACAAAGACCAGAAGAATAAGCTGGCCCATGAGATTGCAACCATGGCAGAGAAGCAATCGCATGAAGTTATCATGGCACAGATTGAAGTATTGAAAGCTGATGCAAAAGGTAACTGGTTCCAGGCAAGCTGGCGACCATTGATTGGTTGGATATGTGGATTATCCCTGGGAATAAATTACATGGTGTCACCTATCTGCGCTGGCTTTGGTATTAATATACCACAAGCTGATATGTCAGTGATGATGCCATTGATGTTTGGTATGCTTGGCATTGGGGGAATGCGTAGCTTTGACAAGGCAAAGAAAACAGATACTAAGAAAATAAAATGATAGCACTACAACCACAAGAGAAAGTACCTACACCAGCACAGCAATCAGCTATGTATGCAGAGGTATGTCAAAGAGATGCAAGGGTGTTGGCTAATCATTATAAAAGATTGTGCATTGAAACTAACATGACTTGGCCTGGCTACCAGGATGATTGTTATACAGCTGCACTGACAGAGGTGGAGGCTAGGTATGGCTAGGTTTAAGAAAGTTAAGAAGGATGACCAGTACAAGGATATCCCTGCTAAGTATCTTGCTGGTAGAAAAAACAAATCTAAACGTGCAAAAGAAATAAGGCGCACCAGAAGATTATATAAAATGTCGAAGCTGTCACCAGCTGACTACGACAGGATTAGCAGAGAAAGGGCAAAAGATTAATGGCAGCACCAGATAAATATAAAAAAATGTTTGGAGCAGATAGAGCAAACAAAATTTATAAACGTGGATTGGGGGCGTACTATTCCAGCGGTAGTAAAAAAGGTATGTCTGCTCACGCCTGGGCTGTAGCTAGACTGAAGGCTCATGCCAAAGGTAAAGCAACAGTCAAGAAAGCAGACGGTGATTTGTTTAGGAGGAAAACATAATGGCAGAATATAAGATAAATGATAACCAGGCCTTTGCTCAAGCATTGGCATTTATGTTTAAACCATCAGCAGCTGGAGCGCAGCAGATGCGTGGGATCATGGACAAAGCAAAGAAACAATCTATTGCAAGCAGACGTAAAAGAACTATGACTGGCATGGCTATGTCAAATGGATTAGCAGCAATGAATGGAGGAGATAATGTTCAAACTTTCGGAACGAAGTATGGCTAAACTAAATGGTATCGATGATGCCATGAGAGCCGTAACAGAACTAGCTATTGAATATACAAAGATTGATTTTGGTGTAACGTGTGGGCTGCGTACTGTTCAAGAGCAACGTGCATTGGTAGATGCTGGTGCATCACAGACAATGAACAGCTTACATATCACAGGACAAGCTGTAGATGTTGTTGCTTACGTTGGGCCAAGAATATCCTGGGAGGTAAACCTATACGATGACATAGCTGAAGCATTCAAGATTGCAGGCATTGAACTTGGTACTGGTATTCGTTGGGGTGCAGCCTGGACGGTTCCAGATATCAGGGATTGGGATGGTACAATGGAAGAGGCTATGA